CGCAATTTACAGACTTTGAACCAATCGAAATATAAACTCGGAACCCCTCGTAAAAACCTAACTATTAAGGAGTAAAATCGAATGGCTACATACAGTAGACCAGGCGTCTTTATCCAAGAAGTCGAACTTCCTCAAGAAGTCGCACTAGCGGATGTAGGAACTGCAGCTGGAGCCCTGGTAGGCGCTCTATCTAGTGGACCTGTTAATCAACCAGTGCTTCTTAACTCTTGGACACAGTTCGTAAAAACTTTTGGATCTCTTGAAGACGCATATCCAACCACATGGGCAGCCTATAACTTTTTTGCTAACGGTGGCCGTCAGCTATACGTAAAGCGAGTTGTAGGAAGCTCCTCAGCTTCAGCATCAGTAATATTAACTGACCGTGCTCAAGCTGCTCTTAACACCCTTTCTATTTCTGCAGCAAGCCCAGGAGCTTGGGGAAATGATCTTTCTGTAGAAGTATTAGCAGCCGGAACAGCTACTCGCTTTACTTTAGCTGTGTATGGCGCTCCAATTACAAACGCTGCAAATTCAAATGTATTAGAGCAGTTTACTGATCTAAGTATGAATTCTACAGATCCTAGATATGTAGTATCCGTAATTAACGCCTCTTCAGCTTACGTACGTGCTGCAGATCTAAATTCAGCGTCTGTTTCCCCAGATGATATGCCAGAAATTGATGGCTTGAAAGATCTAAGCGGCGGTGCAAATGGAGCAGCTCCAACTCGTACTAACTACTCAGATGCGCTAACCACATTTGATGCTATCCAAAATCCACTTCTATTTACAATTCCTGCAGCTGCATACATTTATACTCCTGCTGGAACTACTCAAGAGCGCACTCTTGCTGTAAATATTTATGGAGATTTAGTTAATTATTGCGAGCTACGTGGAGACGCGTTCGCTATAGTTGATGTTCCAGTAGGTCAGACAACCAATGAAGCTAAAACCTTTATTGCAGATGTAAAGGCTGCGGCTCCGGACTCAGATGGAGGATGCGCTGCGGTTTATTATCCATGGCTTGTTATCCCTGACACTTTGCGTGCAAGCGGAGGAGCTACTAGAACTCAAGCTCCTGCAGCAGCAATGATGGGTCAATTCTTAGCCACAGACGCTTCTCGTGGTGTATTTAAGTCCCCAGCTGGTCTTACAAACCGAGTAGCTTTAGCAGTTGCTACCGAACGTCAACTAACAAATGCTGAACTAGATTCTCTTAATACTGGAACTGCGCCAATTAATGCAATTCGCCAAGTGCCAGGAAATGGAATTGTTGTTATGGGTGGTCGCACACTTAACAACACCCCAGGTGATCGCTACATAAATGTACGTAGATCACTGGTCTACATAAAGAAAGAGCTAACTGATCGAAGCTCTTTTGCAATATTTGAGAACAATAGCGAACGTCTATGGTCTCAAATCCGTGTTGCTTTAGGCTCTTTCTTAAGAGGTTATTGGCAACAAGGTGGTTTACGTGGAGCAAGCCCAGATAAGGCTTACTACGTAAAGGTAGATGCAAGTACAACAAGCCAAGCAGACATTCAAAATGGCCGTGTCAACATTGAAGTTGGCGTTGCTCTTGAGTACCCTGCTGAGTTTATTGTAATCAAACTTGGTCAGATTACCGGAACAGCTACGGCTTAAGGAGATAAATAATCATGCCCGTAAATAACACCCTCAGTACCCTCTTAACCGATCCGGTACGTAATTTTAAGTTTGTGGTTGAGTTTCTTCCACAGACTAATGATGCTAAGTGGGGCTCTTCTTTTGGAAAGATGGGTTTCGTATCTCTTTCCGGTCTAAGCGTCACTACTGAATCAATTGCATACCGCGAAGGCGGCTACAACACCAACTTTCACCAGATTCCTGGTCAGAGCTCTTTTACCCCAATTACCCTTTCTAAAGGAGTAATGTTAGGTAACGATGCTCACGCTCGTTGGATGCGTCGTCTATTTTCAGTCTTAACACCAAACGCTACAAGTGGTGTTGGTGCAGACTTCCGTTGCGATCTAGATATCGCTGTACTAAGTCATCCAAACCCAGCTGCTCTTAATGGGTCTGGCGGATCTGGTGCAGTAGAAACTGCCTATGATCAACACGCATCTATGCGTTTCCGTGTAAACAACTGCTGGATTACTTCATTGTCTTACAGCAACTTGGACGCCGGAGCTAGCACACTAATGGTTGAAGAACTTACTCTAGTACATGAAGGCTTTGACGTAACCTTTGCTCGTAACTATACACAAGCAGGTTCAGCACAGAAACTTTCTGACAGCACAGTAATCTCAGCTCTTTAATAACTAACGAAAAGGTAAACTAAATGTCTACAGAAACTATCAGCGCAACAAACAACCCTGCTCTAGCTAATAAACTAGCAGCACAAGCACTTTCTGAGCAGGAGGTAGCGGCACCAGCCCCTAAGGTTGAAACTCCGTTACCTCCTGATACTCAGGTAGAACTACCTGGTGGCTTAACTGATCCTTTTGAAGGGGTCATAACTACCGCAGAAATACGAGAACTAACAGGAACTGACGAAGAAATAATTGCTCGAATTGGTGATCCTGGAAAAGCTCTATTATCCATACTAGAAAGAGCGACAGTAAAAATTGGCGATAAACCAGCCGATAAAGAAACATTAGATGCTCTTTTAGCTGGAGACAGAGAAGCACTACTTTTAGCTATTAGAGTTGCCACATTTGGTCCAGAAGTGACTATTGGTCCTGTATGTCCCGATTGTGGAGAAGATCAAACTTTTAAGATTGATCTCACATCCGATGTAAAAACTAAAAAGTTAGAAAAAGAAGAAGATAGGTCATTGATAGTTGATTGCAAAGTTGGAAAGGTAAAAGTAAATTTACCAACTGGCGGTGCTCAAAAAGCACTAGTTAATGCAACTAACAAAAATGCAGCTGAACTAGACACTATTCTTTTAAAGAGCTGTGTCGAATCTATCAATGGAATGCCTATTTTAAATGTTCAACAAATTAAGGATTTAAGCTTAAAAGATCGTAGAGATCTAATAAAGCATATAACAGACCGCAACCCAGGCCCACAACTTAGTGAAATCAAAAAAACTTGCTCCTCTTGCGATTCGGAGGTATCACTGCCACTGACCCTGGCAGATTTGTTTCGAGAGTGAGACAAGTTACGAGCTGGTTATAGAAGCGTATAGTTTACTAACGCACTATTATCCAGGATGGACTTTACAGGACATCAAGTCCCTATCTTTTAGGGAAAGAATGATTTGGTTAACTAAAGCAATTAATAGGCCTAAGGCGGTGAAGTAATGGCAGTCCCACCCGGTGGACAAAACTTGGTCGGTGCTACCGACAACACTTTTGGACAAATGCCAGGTATCCTGGAAAAAATATTGTCTAAAGGTGATACTGGGCTGCTTAAACTTGTCGCACACACCGATAAAATAAATAAAAATTTAAAACAAGCTGCTGAGTATGTAAACAAAATTTCTAACGGTGGAAAAGGTGGCGTTGGCGGTCAAACTTTAGGTCTTGGTAGTTTTGGAAGTGGGACCCGCAACCAACAGATTGGCGTAGGTCTTGGAGTAGTTGCAGCTGGAACTGCAGCAATAGGTATGAGTATGGCGCCAAATACTATGGCGGCAGTAACTCAAAGAATGTACGCAGATTCCGTGGCTGGACTCAGCGGAATGGGCGCTACAAGCTTAATTTCTCAATCTAATCGTTTAGTAGGTGGCGGCGCAACTAGCGCATACGGTCCTACAGCTGCTGCAGCAACGCTAGCTTATCAAGGCGGATATTTAGCCAATACCCTAGGCTCTAGGCGAATAATGCAACAACTTGGGGGTATGTCGGCAATAACCGGTTCCTCTAACGAACAAGTTGCTGGAGCATTTGCTGGAATAAATGCAATGACTTTTTTGCGAGGCGGCATTCGTGCTCGTGACAGAGAGGGAAACCTAGTAGCTCCTAATCAATTAATAAATCAAGCTTATCGCTTTTTATATGGCGCACGCTCCATAACTAAAGAACAAGCAATGATGGTTCTTAACCCTGGATCTAGGGGTTATGCAACTTTAATGCAACTAACTGGTGGGGATCCAGAATTAATGCGTCAATTGCAAATGGGAATAATTGCTAGGGCAAGTAAGGGAAGCGCCCTAAATAAAAAAGACTTGTCTGACCCTAACCGAGCTCTTGATCTTATGGGTGTTGGTAAAGAAAGCCCAATAAGATCTCAGTTCCGATACAACACGTCTGAGGCCCGTAAGCTTGAATCAACAGAAGCTGGTTTAGTGGGTGGATACAACGTAGGTCTTCGTACTACGGCATCCGTCAACGATGCGTTTAGCACTATGGCTGACATATTAGGTCCAGTCAATGATGGATTAATGACCCTAAAAGGTATTTTACAAACTATGCCTGGGGCTGGAAATACGGGAGCAACTTTATCAAGCTTAGGCGGTATGGCCATGGGTGCAGGCGCTAGCGCACTGCAGCTAGGATTAACTGCAAGAATGCTTGGTGTTGGTGGCGCTAAAGGGCTTATGGGAACAGGTGCTTTAGCTGCAGGCGGAACAGCAGCAACTATGGGCGCTGGAACAGCAGCTGCTGTTGGAGCTGGAACTGCTGCTACTGGTGCAGCTGCACTATCTAAACGAGCAGCCTTATTAAAATTAATAAAGTCTTCAAAGGGTAAACTCACAATCGGCGCTATTGCGGCCACTTTAGGTACAGAAGCATTAGACGCATTATTTGGAGATAAAGTCAACCCTAATGTTCGTACTGCCGGTAGAGCAGCTGCCAACATAGGTAGCATGGCTCTTACGGGAGCCGCTGTAGGAAGCTTTATTCCTGGTCTTGGAACAGGTATTGGTGCCCTTATAGGTACGGGTATTGGTCTTGGACAAACGCTATTAGGCGGAGGAATGGGTGGCGGAGATTGCGCTCATGGCCACATGGGTTGTTCTCATGGCATTGGTGGAGACGGTGGAGCTACCGGAAAAGTATTTCAACCGCCTGTGCCTAAAGGTACTCCAGTAAGTTCTCCTTTTGGACCTCGTCCAGATGCAGCAAAAAGAAATCCGGGCATTAGCTCTAATCACACCGGTATTGACTACGCAGTTGGTGTAGGCAGCCCTGTAGCTGCAGCTGCAGATGGTATTGTAAGTGAAACTGGAACTCATCGTCAATATGGCTATTATGTAATTATAAAACACGCAAAAAAATCAACTTTGTATGCTCACTTAAGTAAGATACTTGTTTCTAAAGGGCAAAAAGTAAAACAAGGTCAAGAAATTGCTAAGTCTGGCGGTAAAAGAGGTGCTCCAGGAGCAGGAAGCTCTACTGGTCCACACCTTCACTTTGAAATCAGAGATCACGGCGGTGTTGGTGCTCAAGGACGTCAAGATCCTAAAGGACTATTTGGAAGAGCATTTTCATTTATAAAACACATTGCTGGAAAAGCATTTAGTGGTTTAAAAAACATGGCGGGCAGAGTTTTTGGAATTAATAATGACATTAAGACTTCCAGCTCTACTTCCTCACTAGACAGTGACTTATCCCTGCCAGTATCTAAAAAACTAAGAAGCCCCTCTATCTCTGAACTATTGCGGATGTTTAGTGGAGGACCAGTAAATCTTGGAAGAATGGTCAGTGGGATAAACGTTAATAGTAAAAAATATAAGGATAACTTTAATACTTCGTATGATGAAACTCCTTCAGGAATAGCTGGAGGAAGTCGATCTGCTCTTATGAAAATGCTTTATGAAGGAGGCTTTAGAGGAGATTCTTTAAAAACAGCCTTTGCAGTAGCTTTAGCAGAATCTGGTGGAAGACCGGGAGCTGTGGGAGACGAGCATTTAGCAAATAAAAAATGGGGAAACAGTTATGGGATTTTTCAGATCCGTTCTTTAAAAGATTGGAGAGCGTACAACGATCCCTATAGAGATGCTACTCGTCTTCGTGACCCACGTTACAATATCCAATCTGCTTGGGTAAAAAGTAAAAAAGGAACTAACTGGAAACCTTGGGAAGCTTATAACACCGGTGCTTTTACTAAGTTCTTAGACGATGCAGAGACTGTAGCAAAGAAAACTGGCATGGGTGGCGGCGATGGTATGGGGTCTGCTGGACTTTCTTCCACAGAAACTGGAGGTTCTAGCACCGCCGTTATGCGAGGAAATGCTACTTTAAACTCTAACTCAAAGGTAAATGTTTCGGTAAATATGAATGTTCAAATTGCAAGAGCATCTGTATCTGAGGCTAATAAATTAGCAGACGATGTGTTGAGAAGATTAGAACAAAAACTTAAGTATGGAGAAGGAATTGGTAGTTACTAATGGCATATGAATATGTAGACAACCCTAGCTTACAAAATGCCGGAATCCTATATTACTGGACTGTTGTTACAAAAGAAGAAATTGGAACCGGTGGCAGCAGCCCAGAAGATGGGTATGTTGCAATAAGTAGCCCATCTAAAAGAGTAAATTTAAAGCATGAAGTAATATACTATATTCGTGTGTACAAACTGGGGTCCGGAATACCACAAATATTAAATGACAATAATGTTCAAGTAGCAATACCACAAAGTTATAGAGATTCTGTTGCTAATAACGTAACTATTGGCACCATTAATAGCACAAATGAAGAAAATCAATTATTTTCAGATAAAAACTTATTTTACGTAGGATTTAAAGGAAAAACAGCTGGGTTTACTTTTACCCCCAAATTTTTAGTTACATTAAAGCCCAACAGTGATGAAAATAATAGTTCAGTGCCTTTAGAAGTTTTTCCTGCAATTGGAATACCTGGCTTACCAAAAACAATTACTTTTACTCAAGGCAATGTTGCTTCACAAGTACCTCAAAACATAAAAGATGAGGCTGCTGTTGGTAGTCTACAAGATCTTATTACTCGTGACACCTGTGCAAAACCTAACAGATGGGTAGCGCTAGTTCTTAAAGATAAGTCAGATGGCAGACACGTTTATGTAAAAACATACGCGTTAGATGGATCATTTGTTAGTCAAAAGTATATTGGAAAAGATGGCGGACCTAATCCAGACAAAATCAATCACTATGAAGTTGGTAGAAAACAAGTAATTAGGTTAAAAGCGCAAGAGTGTTTTTCTAATGACGACCCAGATGTCCCAGACACCGCTGTGCTTCCACCACCCAATCTAGATAAGGTTAGATATAACCCACCTAATCATTATGTCACTAGAAGTGTTTCTCATGGAGAACGAACTAGAGAGCAATTAAATAGCAATGGTCGAATTATTACCTCTATTGTAGATGTACAACAAGCATTGTCTAATAGAAACAATCGTCTAGGAAAAATATATCAATCTACTGATGGCGCAAAAGCTCTTAATAAAAAAGATAAAACAGGTAAGCAACCTTTTTGGGGATTTAAATTTACTTATAATCCCACCGCCATAGAGTACGGCACTACAACTAATACCTCAATTGACTGGATGTTAAATAGCAAAGATCCTGCAAACCTATTAGGAGGAAATACTTCAGTTACTGTGTCTTTATATTTAAATCGTATAGCAGATATGACGGAGCTTAAAAATTGGGGTGGTGGATCTTACACTAAAAACTATCCTAGAGCCCTTACGCCGGAAGAAGTTGAAGGAATTTTAAGACGTGGTACTGAGTACGACCTTGAATTTTTATATAGAGTGTTGAATGGAAGTCCTGGAAAAACTGCTCTTTTAAATTACCCGGGAGAAAGTTCAGATTTTGGATATATTACCGGTACGCCATGTTGGTTCCACATACATGATAATTTAAAATACTATGGTTCTTTCGCTACTTTAAGTGTAACTCATGTAATGTTTACTCAAGAAATGGTTCCCATGCTTTCTAAAGTAGATATCTCCTTTATTCGTTACCCATCCCTTGACCTTGGCTCAGAAGCAATTAAAGAAGGCTGGCGAAAACAAGCACAAGCTAACGCATCTACCGGAGAAGAGGCTACTACATCATGATAGAAAGAGTATCTCGATACTACGATGGTCCCTTAGCCCAGATAAAATACAAATACACAAGCAACTATACTATCTCGGTATTTCGAAAATTTTCAAAAGAAAAAAAAGTAAACTATATTGAATATACTTGGGTAGATGGAGATAGTTTAGGTCAGCTAGCTGATTATTTTATTGGTGGGTCCAAATACTGGTGGGAAATTATGGAGATAAATCCAGAAATTTCAGATCCTTTTAAAATACTTCCGGGAACTATTATAAGGATTCCTTATGACAGAAAATAATCCTCAAAAAAATTACGTATATGAGTCTACAGCTAGATACTCTACTTTTAAAGTAGAGTTCCCTAAAAAGCCTAATTTTGAACTGAATTTAGTGGGTGCTGAATTATATCAAGATACGGAGCAGCACGATCGATTAGTTCTTCATTTTAAAGGAAAGCCAGAGTCTAGAGAGACTTCACTTTTTTCTGAAGATCCAGTAAAATTTACGTATACAACTGACAGAGTTAAATCAGAATTTTTAGGGTACGTCTATGAAATTATTCCTAAAGACGATGCAGACTCAAACAATACCGATGTAGTTTGCCTATCTGCGTCTTATTATTTAAAGAATACAGATCAAAAAATATATAAAAATGTTACTGCAGATCAAGTAATAAGTAAAATTGCAGCAAAAAATGGTATGAAAGCCATTACTCAAAGACACCCACGTGTAAGAAAAATGATTGTAGCTGCTGGTCAAACTGATTGGCAAGTATGCCGACGTTTAGCCAAACAAACAGGATTTGCTCTACGTTCTGAAGGAACTACTATTTATTTTGTTTCTAAAAATAAGATTTATAGCAAAAGCAAACCCTCTGCAAAGTATTTTAAATACGAAGACTCATCAGTTGGTGGGGTAGCAGTTAAATACAATAGAAGCTATGGAACTATTATTGGAGTTACTTATGAAATTTCAGATAGTTCTCCAGAAAGAGGAGCAAAAGTAGACCGTGTAGTGACTGGATACAATGAACAAACAGGAAAAGTTATTGAAACTACGCACAAACTTAAGGACTTTAGTTTTGAAGACAAGGGTGTAGTTGTGCCTAATGAGGAGTTCTTTAAAAATGAGTAGGTATTCAAAAGACAAAAATGTAGCCTCATTCAATAAACATCAAGTTTATGATGTTGCTACTAGCCTTACTGAATCTAAGTATATAGCTAATGACTTAGCTGATGCAAAACGATATCAGTATAGAGCTAAGGTAGTGGTAGTAGGAAACTCTGCGGTAAAACCTTACGAAGTAGTTTATTTAGACGGGCTTCCTAACGGCATGTCTGGATACTGGACTGTTTTGTCTGTTAAACACATCTTTGGAGGAGTTCCAGCTGATTATTTAATGGAACTTAAGGTTGGAACAGACAAGCTTGGACAAACAAGTGATTCAGCTAAAAATAACACTGAAGTTAGAGATATTGTAGGAGAACTATCTGGGCAAGCAATTAAACCTTCTAATGCTGCTTTAAAGGATAATTCTTTTGAAATTAATGCTTCTTCTTTGACCCCAACTTACGGAAAAACAGAAAAAACATCAGTAGTAACGCAAAACGTTACTAGTAAACTAGAAACCATAGTTCCTTCAGATCCGTATTCAGTTACCCCACCTAATTTTTCAAATGTGAAGAGAACAGTAATCTGGGAGGCAAGATGAAATACACTCATCTCATAGACTCCGAGTATGGTATAGATCCGGTAGGTAGATCTAGGTTTTTTGGAATTTACTCGGCAAAAGTAGAAGATGTAAACGATCCCCTAAAACAAAATCGTATAAAAGTCAAGGTATTTCAAACTACGGGTCAAGAAGTAACTGGTTGGGCGAGAGCATGTTTACCAATTACAGACTCTTCTTACCATCCAGATCATGCTCCCCATACGGCTGTCCAAATAGCGGCAATGCTTACTACAACCCCTGTTTTGGTTACAGACTCCCGGGGGGATACTGGAACTGTTCCTGCACTAACCATAGTTCCAAAGGCTCCTGGAAATCAACAATTAAATCATCAACACGTTATAACTAAAACCAAAACTAGAACTCAGGGCCAAGCCAAATTTGTTGCTAATGAGCCGACATCTACAACAGACTCTAAAGAAAATAGCCTCTATACTGTGGCAAGTGGGTTAAGTGCCCCAGGAACAACCACTACGGATACCTCTATAAAGGTTCCAGAACATACTTTCCATAGAAGCTACCCGGTAGTAGGGCAGATGATCTGGGTGATGTTTGTAGCTGGAGATCCTGAATACCCAGTTTGGATAGGAGTACAGTGAGCGCTATTTCATACCCATTCACACTTAATGGTCTTGGCGTGCTTAACAGCACTAACGACCCAAGAAAGGTTTATTTAGATCGATTGTTAACCCTTCTATCTACTAGCCCTAATCAACGTCCAATGCTGCCAGATTACGGTACGGATGTGTTACAAGCTCTTTATGAAAACGGTAATAATCTAGAGACTTCTATATCTCAAGCAGTTAAAAAAGCAGTGTCTGTTTGGATGCCAGAAATTAACGTAGAACAAGTTTTGGTATCTACACCAGATGAAGATGGAATAGCTGAAGTTGAGATAATAATAAAATTACCAAATGATCTTATAACTACTTTGTCTATTAGCACAGCTATTTTTAACATTGACGGAACAATCACGGTAACGGAGTAACGATGGCAAACGAAATACAGATTGACTATACTTCTAGAGATTTTGCGGCTCTAAAAAATGATTTAATAAATCTTATAAATGCTCGCACAAATATAAATTGGGATGCAGAAGATCCCTCGGATCTAGGCGCAGTTCTTGTTGAGGCGTTTGCTTACATGGGGGACATAATGTCCTACTACCTAGATAGAGTTGCTAATGAAACCGCGGTAGATACTGCTATACGTAGAGAGACTCTTTTAAATTTTGCAAAACTTTATGGATATAATCCTTCTGGTCCAACCCCCGCATCAATTAACCTTTTGTTTGAAAATATAAGCAATCAAGCTATAGACATTCCTATTGGAACTCAAGTTATGGCTCCTCTTCTGTTTGGACCTTTTACAGAAGTCTATTTTGAAACTACTCAGGCTGCCATCCAACTTCAACCATCTCAAACAATTACTCTTACTGCTAGAGAAGGAAAAACAGTAAATACTGATAGACCAGACCTTATTAATCCTAGCAATAATAAACCTCTTCCCTCAAGTCTTGGAACTTCTACTGGAGAAACTAATCAAGAATTTTTAATTCCTGATGTTGGGGTTGTAGATGATTCTTTAATTGTTTATGTTGGGCAAGGAGAAGCATTTTCTCCGTGGACATACGTAGCCGCTTTAACTAATGTTGGTCCTTCAGACCTAGTATTTACTACCGAACAGAATGAGGATGGAACCCTTACAGTTGTATTTGGTGATGGAATAAATGGAGCTGTACCTCCAACGGGTCAGTTTGTTAGTTCTTTGTATAAAACTAGCGTCGGTAGTTCAGGAAACGTAGTATCAAACTCTGTTTCCGAAGTTACGTTTATACCCGGAAATATTGATCCTGAAGCAGTCTCATATATAAATGCTTCCAATCCAATCGCAGCTTCAGGTGGCGCTGACGCAGATGATATTTCTCAACTACGTGCAAAAATTAAAGCCGCAATCATTTCAAGAAAACGTGCAGTGACTCTTGATGACTATAAATATCTTGCTTTGCAAGTACCCCGTGTTGGGAAAGTAAACTCAGTAGGATCAATATATAGTTCAATAACCTTATATGCACAGACTCAAAATGATGGATCTAATACCCCTGGAATTGCTAGTGGAAATCCTACAGCTTTATGGAACGAATTAGCTTCAGAAATAGAATTATATCTTTCGGATAAAATTCCTGTAGGGGCAACTGTTTCAGTGCAACCCCCAACGTATGTTAGAACTTATGTTTCTATGACAGTAGACGTAAACCCATCGTATAGAAACAATGCTGTAAAATTAGCAATAGCTAAAGCATTTTTAAATGAGGGAGAGCTATTCTCTTTTGAAAAAAACACGTTTGGTAGGACTATAGCTTTTTCAACAGTTTTGTCTAAAGCTGCCGGTATTCCTGGGGTAGAGTCCGTAACCCTAACCAAGTTAAATACAAATAATAGTGCTTCAGCCGCTACTATTACTCTGCAGCCAAATGAAATTTCGTACCTACTCCCAGACGATTTGATTATTACAACAAGTGGGGGTCTTGCATGAAAAAACTAATAGGAAGAGGTAAGTAAATGGCCGCATCATATCCAACAAGTATTAGGACCTTTACAAATAAGGTAGACCTAGTAGATACTGTATTAGCAGATCACGTAAATGCTCTGCAGGACGAGGTACGCGCCCTTGAGTTGGTATTGGGTGCTGCGTCTCTTGGAGGAAGTCCTTTAACGTCTAGTTACGACGGAACTTTTTCAACAACTACTACTTGGACCAGCCTTGATCAAAGAATTAATAACATTGAAGTAGGCCTCGTAAATGGTGTTGGCGCAAGTAGTCCTTACGTTAAAAAAGTAGGAGATGCTATACAACCTACTGCTGGAATAGTAGGTCTTTTAATAAAAACTACTTCAGGAACAGCAAATATATTTGAAAGTAGGGCTGCTAATGACGCTTTAGGTTTTAACGTAGATAGCGCGGGCATACCAAAAGTAAACACTGGAAAAGTTTTGTACGAAGGAAGCTCTGAATACAACTCTTTAAACACTACTGCAAATTCTGCCCTAGAAACAGCAGAAGCAGTAAGATTTAGTCCATTTCTTCTTGCTGGGATGTAAATGGCCAAGTATTCCTTTACCACATACGGTGTTCCTAAGTATGGCGAGATTGAAAACAATCGAGTTTACTATAACGTAAATCTTAGGGCTTGGTCTTATGATTATGAGACTATTTCTTTGGGATGGGGGTCAGTAGTTTCTGATCCCGCAGACGGTCTGCCAACCCATTGGAAACTAATTAAAAGTTTTTCTGGCGCACCTAATAATCCATATGAAGGTATTCTTGTAGACGGAGATGTAATAAGTAACTATCGCCTATCGTATATTGACTCTCAAAGCTTAGATGAAGGTATTGAAGTTACATATTCTTTTTGGATTTTTAACGGCACTCGATGGATTAATTGCGGAGATGCTAGAGCTATATTTGTAGGTGAAACAGATACGTTAAATAAAATTTCTAAATGGATACCTAGAGCTTGGCTTAATGCTCCAGGAGATGCTACTGGAGAACCAGAAGATGGGTATTTCTACAACACTTTGTCAGCTTATGCTTTTGCATATGACAAGCTTAATACAGAAGCTAATATTTTAGAAAAAAGCTCAGATTATAAATATGCTCCGTCCTCTACCTTAAGATATAAGATTACAGATCTTGGATTTACATTTGAACCTTCATTAGGGGACATTTATCATAGGTCCGTACTTGGTGTTGGCAACATTATTAACTCTATTAAAGGAACTAGCGCAGCTGTTAATACCTATACTACTGGTTTGACGCACTGGTCAAATGAAGTAATAGTTGGACACAATTTATTTTTAGATTATAACGACTCTTCATTTGAAGAATCTGTAGGGAGATGGGGAACCCTAGAAGGAGATTTTGATCATCATTTATACTCTAATTCTACCTCTGACTTTAATCAAACAATAACCCCACCAAATCCTGGATTATACGATCTTCTCTTTCCTCCAAGAAATAAAGGATTTGCTAGATCACACGGGCACTCCGGAAATCCCGAAATAATAGTTTACCCAAGTTTGCCTGTAGGTACAGTAGAGTCTATGCCTACCCCTGTGTTATATGGAATACCTATTAAACCAAACACTCGTTACATATTTAGTGGTTGGACTAGGCTTAAAGAAACACAAAATCTCGCCTCTGTTAAGGCTCGGATTGATTGGTATGATAAAAACGGTATTGTAATTTCCTCTACTGATTACGGAACGACTTTAAATTTAACTACTCTTTCTTGGGTTGAGTTTACTACTCCATCAGACTCAGGAAGAAACGGCAAAATATCTCCGTCTAATGCGTCATATGCCGGCGTAACGATATCCTTTACTCCAAATAATAATAGCTCTGAAGCTTTTTTTGATATGCTTCAACTTTGTGAGCCTCAATATTCATTAGAGTATCAAGACGCTCGTTTAGTACAAGTAGTAGTAAAGGGAAAAAAAGAAAACCTAATTCAAAACCCATCTTTTGATGGTGGAATTGGAGGCTGGTACTCCTTAAACTCGACTTTATCTCAAGATTTTAATCCTCCAACTTCTAGTACTGTTTACGGAAATTCAGTAGCAAAACTAACTGCTACTTCAGATCAAGACAGAGTTGCTTTAGTTTCAGACTGGATTCCGGTAGAGCCAGGTAAAAGCTATACTTTTAGCGCACATGTAAGTGGATCTGTCAACAATGCTATTGCTCGCATTGAGTATTCAGTACAGCAAAGTGCTGATGAACAAACTACAATTTTTACAGATGACGATGGAAAATTCTATCCAACTACCCCTTATATTGTAGATTCAGACCCATTACTGCTTACTTCAGAAGCAGAAAAAATATCTGTTACTTCAATAGCTCCTGTTTATACTGAAGATTCAGGAACCCCGTTAGCTAAAGTAGCAATTTATTTTGAAACTGCAGATATTGACGATATATTTTATTTTGATGCGCTTTTATTTGAACAAAACGATTCTACAGATGCTTTTTTTAGTGGGGATGGAGCACCTATTCCAGCTAACCCAATAACTGAAACTTTTTTCTTTGTAGAGGATTGTCGTTGGGAAACTAAAAATCGTATTAATTTTGTATCAAATCCTTCATTTGAAGTAACAACTACTTGGGTTGCTGGTTCCGGTACAACACTTACTTCAGTAACTACTGCTACCTTATTTGGTAATAATGTTGGTCACGTAAGCAAAGCAGGTGGCGGAGAAATATCTACTACGGTATATCTTCCAGTAGCTGCTAAAGGGGGAGAAGATGTCGTAGTTTCTGCGTATGTTATGAATAAAGCTGGAACATACTCCATTAGTACTTCTGGACAAGAAATTAGACAGTTTATTGTGAATACAAGTAATAAAGATGAGTGGACTAGACTTCACGCTAACCGAATCCTTTTAGCCGGGGAAACATCCTTTACATTAACTATATCTTTAAGTACTGGAAATGGGTCGGCAGCAGTATTTTATATTGACGGTGTTCAGGCGGAATATGGGCGTATACCAACACAGTTTGTAGACCCAGCAATACCTGAAGTAGTTACTAGACCAAATCTATTAAATCCATCGGTTAATATGTACTTAACTAAATCAGAGAGTAGAGATGGGGGCAAAAGCCTTTACTGGCCTACGTATTCTGATAAATTTATTCGTTTGTATGAAACTTTGGGGTCTGTGCTTCCTAATGGAAGTACTTGGGCTATTCGACCAGGAAAAAGTGAAACTCAATATCCTGAACTAACGACTTCTTTAATACCTTCTGCTTCTTTTGAAAACGATCTTGGAGAGTGGGAAGGAATTAATGCAACCTTATTTAGATCTGTCCCTAGAGGAACTCTTTTTGATGAAACTTGCACTCACGGAACAGCATTTTGTAGAGTGTACGCATCCACAGACTCTGAATTTGGCATAACCTACGATCAAATTGTTGTAGATGCGGGATCAGGTTATTATGCCTCTGTAGCTATTCGTCCAGAAAACGCTGACGCTTTTGGAGTATACAATTTAAAAATAACTTTTTATGATGAGTTTGATATTCAAGTTATTACTAGAACCGATACGGTTTCAATACGTAGAAGTGATCGTTGGGCATACCTATCCACTTACGCTACGGGACTAGAAACTGTAGGGTCTGTTAGGGCTACCATTGAGATTACTGCGGAAACAGATACCCCAGCCGCAGGTCAAACCTTCCATGTTGACAGGGTCGTATTTAGACAGTAAAGTCCTCTCCATGACAACCTTAGTAATTTCCTCTCTAGCAATTGCGGGAATACTAACCGCCATAGAAGGTTTAATAACGCCTATAGGAAAATGGCGGGGGTTAGTAGCCATCATCTTTGGAATAATCTTCCCCTTTATTTTAGGGGTGCAGGACTATACCTTGATTGTCTATTCAATAGCAACTGCCTTTGTCGGTTTGACAGCATCCCTTGCAGTAGAGCAAGCTTTTACTGGTGTATCTGTAAGACAAATGCGAGGTTTACCAAGAGGGGTAGATCGACTATAGTAAATTTACTATAAAGGTTTAAGGAGGGAAAATGGAAGCACCAAATCTAAACCCATATCTTTCGGGTATGGCTCGTGCATTGTGGATGGTTTTTGCCACAGTAGGTCGGCCTATGTCTACCGAAGAAATTATGGAATCTAATTACATGAACGAAGGCAGGGACGCAATTCGAGCTGCCGGATCTGAGCTGAAGAAGTTTGGGTACGTAAAGGCGTTCAAAGAACAGGTCATCGGAGGACGCTGGGTAACTACCTTAAAGTTCACTCCAGTAGGCCGACACTACGTAGATATGTTCAATTGGAACTATCAACCGATGCCTGGAATTCCGACCGTCGGTGAATCAGGCATTACTAGTAATATACAACTAGAGAGCAGTAATAGATTAGAAATACTACGTATTTCTAATCTAGGCGCTGACGCGCCAAGAAAGGAACTTATGCCATGGCCAATAGATGATCCAAAACCCAAATCTAAGAAATCATTAGATACCGACTATGAAGTTGGTTCCGTGGGCAAGGTAGAAGACAAAGTTGCTAAACGCAACGCCAAATACAAACGAACCGCCATCGCCTCCACCCCAGCAGTTATGCGTCGTAACGAAAGGCCTGAGGAAGAGTGGGGAACTAAAGATTTGATTGGAGAGTTCTACGATCTCTGTAATCAGCACGCCCCCGGCGTTCCCGCTCAAGTTAACTCAAAGTATCTTGCTACCTGGATTAATGATCTTGTTGGTCGCGGAACTAAACGCGTAGTTATTCTAAAAGCAATCCGTATGTTCTTTGCAGATCCGCGCTTAACTCGTGATGCTGGAATTGGCTATCCACTTTACAGAAGGTTCTTTCAGTTCTATCCTACGGTCCACGGCAAGGTATCTCAGCCTGAAGAAAAGCAATACGTGGATGAAGACTTTGCCATTCATCAAGAAAAGATGCTAAAGCTTTTGGAGGGCAAGTAATGTACGACTTAAAAGATCTAGCACCTAGCGTTAGAGCTTATATAAACCGTGCTGGCCTCCCAATGAAAAGCGTTGGGCTGGAGCTATCGGACCTAGATCCCTATGAAGGCCAAGTCCTAGACGGGGTCAAGAAGTGGATCGATCTGGTCAATTCCGGCAAGGTCGTAAAAGCCCAGGGAGAACCCACTTGCGGTATGGGTCTCCTTTTGGTGGGTAATCCAGGTCACGGCAAGACTACTCTCGCCTCTACGGCCCTTCAGGAGCTTTTAAGGACTATTCCTAGGGATGTCATAGGTACCCTAGAAAGGTTTCCAGTCCGTCCAGGGTATTTTACGGACTATCCCAGGTTCTTACGCCTTCAGAAGCGTCAATGGGATCCTGACGCAGATGAGACAGAATCAAGCCTTGTAGAGGGGCTATACGGCGATGCTCAAGATCACTTGAACGTAAAGATTTTAGTTCTAGATGATTTAGGCAAGGAATATCGAACAGCAAGTGGTTGGTCTGAAAATACTTTTGATGCTTTACTTAGATCCAGATTCAACGCTGGACTTCCCACGATAATTACGACTAACGTTCCACTTAAGCAATGGATTGACGTATATGGGGCTCCTATGGCAAGTTTTGCATACGAAGCTTTTTTCCCCTACGTTATATCCTCCGGAGAGGGAGATAGAAGAAAATTATGAGCTCAATGAAAACAATACAATTTTTTGTTTCTACAAGTGGTGTCGATGAAGTTATGACAGATAAAGAGTTAAATCTAAAATGTACTTGTGAAGGATTCAAAGCTCGCAAAAAATGTAAACATATAACGTGGTGCGAATTAGAATTAGCTAACGGTACTTTTCCAATTCAAATTGATAAATCTACTCCAGATTCTGCAATTAAAAAAGCAAAAGAATCAGATGAGGCATTTAGAGAGTTTTTAATTAGATATGGAAAGATAGAGGCAATTTAACTTTGAGGGGGGGCGATATTTCAAACGAGGTTCCTCTTCGAGTCTCAGTTTCTCTTGACTGCGTAATCGATAAGAAACCCTCTGTTCGTAGATTTTTAGGTATTCCAATAATGGAAGAGGATATTACCTATAATCGAGCTGCCCTATCATTGTTCTGGCGTTTTTCTCAAAAGTATGGCTACAGCCTAGAGTTAATAGGTTTTGGGTATTCCAAAAAAGAAATGAAAGATATACAAGAAGACCTTGACAATCTAGGTACTAATCCGTTTAATTATTTTTTATCTTATAAGACTATTTCTGATTTTGTAAGGGAGCTTCCCTATCGCCCAGAATTGGTAGGAGTTGTGGATACTCCAGACAGGGCCCTAAGATACGGCGGCAAATATATAGATATTGGGAGAGTTTAATGGCTGCGGATAACGAGATACGGCTCATATCAAAAGCAATCCGTGATAGAGATATATCTATTCTCCTTGAACGAGGTATACACGAAGATTGGTTTTATGTTGAAGATAACCGTGAGGTATGGAAATTTATACACAATCACTGGAAAAAATACAGTGAAGTTCCAACTGCAGTTACAGTAAAAGATAACTTTCCTACATATCGACTTCTAGATGTTCAAGACAGTTCGTCCTATCTTTTAGATCAACTAATTGAGTATAGGAAACGTCAAAAGACTATAGAAGTAGTTCAGTTAGCTGCAGATGCAGTCTCTGCTGGAGATCACAACAGTGCTTTAACTATTCTTGGTGCTGGAATAGCAAAGCTATCTGATGAAGGCGTAAACCGCATAACAGATATAAATCTTTCTAACAATGCTACTCAAAGATACGACGAATATTTGAATGTTAAAACGAGACCTAATGGTCTTATTGGTATGGCAACTGGTTTTCAAGTTATGGATTTTGCAACAGCTGGTTTACAGCCCGGTCAGTTAATTACAATCATAGCTCCGCCTAAAACTGGTAAATCTGTCCTAGCTATGCAGATGGCAGCTAACGTACACGATGATGGTTTTGTCCCCATGTTTCAATCTTTTGAGATGAGCAATATTGAACAACAAAGGCGTCATGATGCTATGCGAGCGCACATCTCTAATGGAAGACTTATGCGTGGAGCCTTAAAGCCTGAAGAAGAAATTCGATATCAAAAGTTCTTACAGCGCATGGACGCTATGCACAATTTTTATCTATCAGAGTCGGTATCTGCTCAAACTATAAGTGCTTTGTCAGTAAAGATTGAGAAGTTACGCCCAGATATTCTTTTTGTTGATGGTGTGTATTTGATGGTTGATGAAATGACGGGAGAAATGACTACTCCCCTTGCCTTAACAAATATAACTCGTTCTATGAAACGCTTGAGTCAACAACATGAGATCCCAATAGTTCAAACAACTCAGGTTTTAAATCACAAAGTACGTAGGGGACAGGTTACTGCTGACTCAATTGGTTATTCTTCATCTTTTCTCCAGGATTCAGACGTTATCTTTGCTCTGCAACGTCAAGACGAAGCAGACGATAGCTCCAGATTGTTAAAAATAGTTGCAAGTCGCAACTGCGGTCCCGCTGAAGTAGAACTTCTATGGGACTGGGAAGAAGGAAGGTTCGAGGAATATGGAAGCGCAGTATCCATATGATGGCAGCCAACTCTGTAAGAATGAGGATCCGGAAATATTTTTTCCGGAAGACTACAGTGTTAAGTCTAAGGTTAACGTTGCTAAGGATATCTGTCGTAAATGTCCTCTTATCAATTCTTGCCTTGAGTATGCGATATTTGAGCCGAATCTTGAAGGAATATGGGGAGCCACAACTCCAAGAGAGCGTCAAAGAATCAGATCTCAGAGGAGAAGACGTGCCCCGATCTATTCGTGAACTTAAGCCAGATTACACTGGTACTTTGGATCACGAAAATGAAATTCATCATGAATGTCCAGTATGTGATTCAAATATTTGGAACATTAAAGCAATGTTTGACGAGTATGAGATCTCAACGTACTTTATTGACATGGAGTGCTCAGTATGCGGAACTTTTGCTAAAGCCCCTACTTTGGTGGATAAACCGTAATGTTCTATCAAGAGGGGGATATAGAGCGTACTCTTTTACGTTTAGGTATAGAGGCTTCTCAAAGACGATCTGAATTAATTGCTTTATGCCCTATGCACAAGTATAGAGTTGGAAAAGAAGACACTAATCCTTCTTGGTCTATAAATGCCGATACCGGAGCTCATCATTGTTTTTCTTGTGGGTACAAGGGAAACCTATTAACTTTAATTTCTGATCTTCTAGAGTATGGGGATCTAGAAAAAGCAAAGTCATGGTTAAGGTCTAATACCGATGTAAATTGGGAATTAGTATCTAAACAACTAAATGAGGCTAAGAAAACCTATATTCATTTACCAAAATTAGTTCCTATGAGTGAGGCTCGACTTGCTGTTTTCAAAGAAGTTCCTGCTTGGGCTGCAAAAGATCGCGGATTGTCAGTAGAAGCTTGCAACACCTACGGAGTATCTTGGAGAGAATCAGATTCTACTTGGATACTCCCCATTAGGTCTTTAGATGATCGTCTTTTGGGTTGGCAAGAAAAAGGGCATCTGTCTAGAAAGTTTTTTAATCGACCTCCAGGCGTCCCAAAATCAAAAACTTTATTTGGCATGAATTGTTGGGATAAAGATCAAATGATAGTTATCGAATCTCCATTAGATGCGGTTAAATTAAAGTCTGTTGGTATACCTGGCGGCGTAGCTACTTTTGGCGCTGTTGTTAGCGAAGATCAGATTGAAATAATGCGTAAAGCGGAAAATTTAATTATTGCTATGGATAACGATGAGGCCGGCAATAAAGCCAACAAGTTTCTTTTAGACTCTTTTAGGAAATTAGGTATAGAGTGCTGGTTCTTTAATTACGGAGATTCGGACAAAAAGGACATTGGCGATTTAACTCCTGATCAGATAGACTGGGGTTTAGAAAACGCAAGACACTGTGTCTTGGGGAGGTTAGCTATACATGGGAGCTAAAAAGGGAAGTAAGAAGGCCACCAGTACTGGAAACACTGGAGGATCAATGGGCGGAGCAATGGAGTATACAAAAGGCTATAAACGTCGCTTAGCAGAACGTTTAAAAAAAGAGGACGAATATTATGCTTCTATGTGTGGCCCAGTCACTGTTAGAAAAATAGGAGATCCTAAATGACTTTTGTTGGAACTCTTTTACCTTTTCAACCAGAAGCTGTAGACAAAATGATTTTAAAACGCAACATGTTAGTGGCATACGATCTTGGTTTAGGTAAAACAGTTTTGACTATTGCTGCTATAGAGAGTCTTATGGATAGTGGGGATATAGAAGAACCTGGTATAGTTATATGCTTATCCTCATTGAAATATCAATGGGCCGCTCAAATAGAAAAGTTTACTAATGGATCTTCAAACGCTTTGGTCATTGATGGAACCCAAAAACAAAGAACAGATCAATACGCTAAAGCTTTCGACTGGTACAACACCGAGGTGGATTACATCATTGTTAACTACGAGCAGGTTGTTAACGACTGGTCTTTTATTTCATCATTACCAAGAGGATTCGTCGTTGTCGACGAAGCAACCGCCATTAAATCCTTTAAATCAAAACGATCAAGATACGTTAAGCAACTAGACTCAAAGTATAAATTTGCTCTTACCGGTACTCCAGTAGAGAACGGTAAACCGGAAGAAATCTATTCCATAATGCAGTTTGTAAACCCTAAAGTTCTAGGTAGATTTGATCTATTTGATGCCACGTTTATTGTAAGAAATCAATTTGGCGGTGTAGAGAGGTATAGAAATCTACCTACACTGCACAAAACTTTATCTCCAGCAATAGTTCGTAAACGTCAACAAGATCCAGATGTTGCTCCCTATTTGCCTGAAGAAATAAAAGCAGAACCAATACTTATTCAATTTGATCGTAAAGCGGCTGTTCTATACAGGCAAATTGTTACCGAATTGTTAGACGATCTAGATGAAGCATTAAATTCTTTTGGCCCTAGGTTTGATTTATTTTCTCATTATGGAAATCAAAGCGATCAGGGTGGTTCAGGAGATCAATTACGTGGGCGAATAATGTCTAAACTAACCGCTTTGCGTATGTTGTGTGATCATCCAGATCTGTTGAGACATTCTGCAGAAATATTTAATGCCATGTCTGGAGAAGGATCTAAGTATGCTTGGGAGTTAAAAGATTCGGGTATGCTTTCTGATCTAAAATCTGCCCCTAAATTGGATGTTTTAGTAGACTTTGCAGACAATTTTTTATCTGAATACGACGGCAATAAAGTTGTTATATTTACTAGCTACGTTTTGATGACTGAGATTATTGCTAAAGCTTTAGAAAAAAAGGGGTATAGGTCAACTACGTATACTGGACAGATGGATGCTAAAACTAAAGAGGCATCTAAGCTTGAATTTCAAACAAACCCTAATTGCAGGGTTCTGGTGAGTTCTGACGCAGGTGGGTACGGAGTAGATCTTCCACAGGCAAATATGTTAATAAATTATGATTTACCTTGGAATGCCGGGTTAGCTGTCCAAAGAAACGGTAGAATTAAACGAGCTTCCAGTACTTGGAACTCTATAGTTATCCAGGATCTCCTTATCGATGGATCCATAGAGGAAAGGCAGCACGCCCTCTTGGAACAAAAAAATGCTGTGGCAAACGCAGTAGTTGATGGGGAAGGAATAAACGACCGTGGTGGGGTTACCCTTACTGCCGGAAGTTTGAGGGCTTTTTTAGAATCTAGTATAGTTTGAACAAGGAGATCTTTTGCCAAACTCACCTAAAACCCCTACTCGAACAATTAGGGTACCCAATGAACTTTGGAGCGCAGTAAAGGAAAAAGCTGCACTTGACAACAGAACCATCACCGATGTTATTATAGAAGCTCTGAAAGAATACATTTCAGACTAACAAACCTGAGGAGGGAAAATGCCAAAAATAGCAAAGCCACCAAGAGTAATACCCGTAGTAGACCCCTTAATTCAAAAATTTAGGGACTTCATTTCTTTTAAAACTCGGATTGATTCTTTGACTAAAGAACAAAATGCTTTAAAAGAGGAGTTAAATCAATACGTAATTGAAAATGGCGTAGAAGATGATCGTGGGCATATAAATTTTGAGTTGCCTGAAGAAGTAGACGGGTTTAGACGACTACAACGTCAGAGAAAAGTATCTTTAGGTTTAGATATGGATGCTGCTATTTTGATCCTTACAAAAAAAGGATTAGCAGATCGCTGCATAAAGTCAATCCCTACAGTTGCAGAGGATGAGGTTATGGCTGCCCTTTACGAGGGTAAACTAACCGAAGAAGACATAGACACCATGTTTCCTAAAAAGGTTACTTGGGCATTTATTCCTAAGAAAGATTAAAATGCCAGACACCATTGATGAAATGTTTAAAAACGTAGACCAGTATTATCCTGGCTCTAAACGTAAACGTAAGTCAATGTCCTTTCCTGAACCAATTAAAAAAGCAGATAAAGATTCTTGGGAATCTCAAGGAAAAATAAAAAATTTACCTAACGGTAATTCAGTAGAACTATTTAGTGCCGGGTCTTTGTGCTTGGCCTTGAACAGGCCTCTAGTTACAATCAGATTGTGGGAAAGAAAGGGTTACATACCCAGAGCTCCCTATAGATTAAAAGCTAGGGTTGTTGATGGAAAAAAAGAGCCCGGATGGCGCATGTACAGCCGAGCTATGATAGAGTCTGCTGTAGAAAGTTTTCAGTCCAGGGGTCTCATAGAGTCTCCTAGGATTGAATGGAATCGTAATTCAGATCTTTCAGTAGAGTTACTGGAAAACTGGACTAAGATTCACACGCAAGAAACCAATGCCAATGCCTAATGCTTATGCCGAAGGCCGATAAGAAAGGAACCACCCAAATGGGAGTTCAGACAACAAATCCACTACGTATTCGTAAAGAAGCACCAAGCGTAGCTTCTTACGTTTCCGAAGAAGAAAATCTAGACGCAACATCTTCTACAGAGATGTTTGAGCCAGAAGATGAAACTGAAGTAGCAGAACGTTCTTCAGCAATTCAATCCGGTTGGTCCGCTGCTAAAAAAGCAGTAGCTAACGCAAGTAAATCCTTCACAACTGATTTTAAGTTTGAAGAAAATGTCCAGTTAATTAAATTTATATCTGCAGAGCCTTTGAGCTTTTTGCAGCACTGGGTAAATCGTCCAGGTAAAAAGTCCTTTATCGGTTGGGATGGAGATCCTTTATGCCGAGTAGGAAATAAACCAGAACAAAAGTTTGCCTTCTCCGTAGTTAACTTGACCGATTTAGAATCTGAACCAGAAGTTCAGTTCATGACTGTTGGAGTACGTCTCTGCGGTCAACTAGAAAAACTAAACGCTGATAAAAAGACTGGACCACTCAATCGTCCAGATATTTATTGGGCAGTTAGTAAGTCTGGTCAAGGTACAAAAACCTCCTATTCAATTGTTCCCGTAAAAGAACGGGATCTTGTTGAGGATTGGGAAATTGATCCTGCAGCAGCCGCGGAAATGCTTTCTAAGCTAAAGCCTTTGGGTCCTGAAGCACTTCGTGTTTCTACTGCAGCTGATTTAGAAGAAATTGCAAAAGAACTTCTAGCCGGTCAATAAACCAACAATTGCCGGGGGCCTAGGTTTCCTCCCCTCCTTTTCCTAGGTCCCCGGTCTAATAAGGAGGCATAATCAGATTTGCATCCCGCAATAAAATTAGATTACTTTTGGATTGATATAAATGGGGAAGGTCACTGTGAATGTGACCAATGTAAAAAGAACTAGGGGACAACAGTGAAAGTCATCTATACTTTAGATCAACTACAAGAAGTAGTCGATGCGTATAGCAAAGTAGATGCGTTTGTTTTTGACGTAGAAACTATGGGTAATCATCGCGGAGATCCCAGACAAAATAAAGTAGTCTGGATTGCACTTGCCACATATGATCGCGTTGATGTTATCCCTATGGGTCATCCAAACGGTCAACATATTCGTACAGAGTATCCTTTGCTTCCTTCTGCACACCTTCGTGTAGAGAAGGGTTTAGAGTTAAGGCCTCAGGATTACAGCAAAGATGAAAAAAAAGCAACAAAAGTTTTCTCATCAGCTCCAGAACAACTTACTCCTGCAGAAGTATTTAAAGCTTTAAAGCCTTTATTTAACAGTGACAAGGTCAAGGGAGGACACAACCTTAAGTTTGATTTACAAAGTGTTTCTAAATACATTGGCGGTCTTCCAGAACCTAAATATTTTTGTACTTTAAACGCTGCTTTTGTATTAAATAATCTTCATCGTATCGGTTTAGGTTTAGACGATTGTTTAAAAAGAGAATTTAATTATGACATGGTAAAGGGTGTTGGAAAAGAAATTGAAAAATATTCTTTTGATGAGGTAGCTACTTACGCTGGACTTGATGCCGAGTGGACCTGGAAACTGTACCTTCACTACTCAAAGCAATTAGACTCTGATTCTTTATTTGGCATATTTTCTCTTGAGATGGATGTATTGCAGGTAATATGTGAGATGGAGCTTCGAGGTGCAGATATAGATGTAGCTCAACTTTCACAATTAAAGATAGATTTAGAGAAACAGCTAGAAGACACGAAAGCAGAAATTTACTCTTTAGCTGGTAAGGCATTTAACATTAACTCCGTTCCTGAAAAGCAGCGCCTTCTTTTCACATCAAAGAAAGAAGGCGGTAGAGGGATAAAACCGACTGTGCTTACCCCTGCTGGAAAAGCACACGCAGAAAAAGGAACTCCCCTTACAGTCCATGATTTTTCTGTATCTGAGCCGGCTCTAGAAAAGTTCCGGGGTAGAGACTCTCTTGTAGATGCCTTGATGACTTACTCTGACTTAAACAAGCTTTTAACTACTTATGTAATTCCGTATTTAGGTGGAGACGTTACTCGCACCCTTGCCGGTAAGTCTAAAATTGTTGCTAAAGAGCGACTTTTATATAAAAATCGAATACACACAGATTTTGTACAGTACGGCACTGAGACCGGACGTTTTTCTAGTAGAAACCCTAATTTGCAAAACGTTCCTGCTCCACACACGGCTAATGGAAAAGCAATTAGAAATCTCTTTGTTGCTCCCCCGGGACACAAATTAGTGGTTGCTGACTACAGTCAAATAGAGCCTAGAATAATTGCTTCGTTTAGTCAGGATCGGACTATGATCTCTGCGTACCTAAACGGGGAGGATATTTACACGGCTATTGGTAATACTGTGGGTGTTGATAGAAAAGCCGGAAAAGTTCTTGTACTATCTCTGGCATATGGTGTTGGACCAGACAAAATTGCTAACGAAATTGGGTGTTCTTTAACAGAGGCCAGAAACCTACTAGATACGTTTTCGCGTAAATTTCCCGCTGTAAATTTATATAAAAAAAGAGTAATAAGCGATTGCCGTAGACAAACTCCTATGCCCTATGCCAGTACGCTATTAAAACGTAGACGTTATATACCAGATCTAAGATCTAAAGAGCAGTGGAAACGTGCTAGAGCAGAGCGTCAGGCATTTAACACGGTAATTCAAGGTTCAGCTGCAGACCTTATAAAAGTAGCTATGGTACGGGCTAGAAACCTTATCCCCCAGGAATCAAACCTGATTTTGACTGTTCATGATGAATTGGTTACTATAACCCCTAATCATTTAGCTGAAGAGACTGTTAATGCAGTCAGAGAGGCTATGGAAGGCGTAAATGCCCTTAAAGTTCCTATGATTGCAGACGTAAAGGTGGTAAGCAAATGGGGAGAAGCAAAGTGACGACTTTTGCTAGAAATCGTCTTGAACGAAAGTTAGACGAACATAATCATACTATGGAACTTATAAGAACAATTATTCCATTAGCGACCCTTTTTATACAGATTCTTATATTGATAAGGTTGAACTAATGTTTAAATTTATAAATAAAAAGCGTAAGAATAAGAAAGAACCGGAGTTAAGTGTAATTAATATTCCACTTCCCGTGTTGATACGACAAGTGGTTTATGATTCTGCTTTTGAATCAACAGAAGAAATAGCAAATCTTATAGGCTTACCTCCCATATCTGAAGAAGTACATGAGATGGAGGAACGAGCCAGCGATTTGAGGTTACAAAGGTTTGTTTCTTTAATGCCAATTATAGACACCCATGCAGATATCTCCGCAGAAATTGCTAGTTTTGCCTATGTACTTGAATCTAAAAAAGACGACGGTTCTTTTTCAATAGATGAAAAGGACTTGTCTGAATTAAAAAAACTTTTTAAGATAATTTCTATCTCATCTGCTGTTTCTTGTATATCTTCACTTATGGATTTACGACTACTACACACAGAGGTGATACCTAATGACTAATGACTGGTGGACTAAAAAACTATCACAACCAAACGTACCTTCAGTACCCCCAACATCCCCAAAACCTTCGGTACCGTATAGGTACTCGCCACTTCAAAATACTCCAGTTACATACGATCCCGAGAGAGATCAAACCGTTACTAAAGCGCAAAGCGCTCGCCAGGTAGATCGTTGTCCTGGATGTAATTCAGGAAATTATATGGCGCCCCAAGGTACAAATTTAAAACGTTGCTATGACTGCGGCTACCCGTTAGTTCAATCTGGAACAGGTACTGGAATCCCTACCGATGGTGCCCCAGCTGTACCAGCAAAGCAACCTGCTGTAGGATCCGGTTTTAATCCACAAACTATCGTAGAAAGACTAGGCTAATGATGACCCTGAACTCTGAAGTATTAAAAGTTGCTGCTCTAATAAATAAAAAGTTGGGTGACAACACTGTTGTACCTGCAAGCATGACCAAAGTTCCTAAGAGGATAACAACTGGCTCTCTTACGCTAGATGTTGTACTCGGTGGAGGTTGGCCTATGAATCACTGGGTAGAAGTTGTAGGAGAAGCTTCACACGGTAAAACTGCTATAGCTTTAAAGACTATAGCTGCAAATCAAGTTTTAGATCCAAACTTTACTGTTGTTTGGATTGCTGCAGAGCAGTTCGACAACGGATACGCACAAATGTGTGGAGTCGATACTGATCGAGTCTTATTAGTGGAAACAAATAGCATGGAGGATGCTTTTGACGCTGTTATTAAGTTTGCTGAGTCTAAGTCTGTTGATATGGTTGTTATCGACTCTTTACCTGCGCTTGTACCTTCGGCGGAGGATGAAAAAACTATGGAAGAGTTTACTGTTGGACGAGGAGCTATGCTCACAAATAAGTTCTTCCGTAAGGTTGGAGCTGCGACAAAACGTGACCTTGTTGAGGAAGAGCGTCCAATCCTTGGAATGATGATTAATCAGTACCGTATGAAGATTGGGGTCATTCACGGAGATCCTCGCACCACCCCAGGAGGTTTAGGTAAGGACTACGCCTACAGTATTCGCTGTGAGGTAAAGAGAGATGAGTGGTTAGAAATCGGAACAGGACAGGACAAAAAACGTGTCGGACAGACCATCAGAGTACGAACCATTAAAAATAAAACTTTCCCACCCCAGCAAACCGCGTATTTGGACTTTTACTTTGCGGACGGGGGAATTATCGATTCAGGGGAGTATGATAGAGCCAAGGAAATTGTTGCTTTGTCTATCCTAAACGGGATAGTAGATCGTCGTGGAGGGTGGATGTACTACGGCGAACGTAAGTGGCAAGGTGCACCGGCATTAATTGATTCCCTTAGGGAAGAAATTGAGCTAAGTGAAGAAATTAGCAAAGCAGTACTAGATACACTAAAGACTAGTCCAGTATTAGTGATCAACAGTGAAGACTGAGGGTCAAAAACAATCTCGTAAACATGAGAAGAGATTAGCAAAAGTTATCGGTGGCTATGTTAATGCTGCTTCTGGTGCTTTCTGGTCAAGAAAAGGTGACGTGCGAAGTAAAGAACTATTGATTGAACACAAGTGGACTGGTAAAAAACAGGTCACTATTAAATCTGAAGTTCTAAAAAAAATAACAAAAGAAGCCATTCTTGATGGAAGAACTCCTATTCTAGGTATACATCTAGATGGAGAAAACTATGTGATATTGGGAGAGGAGGATTTCTTTGAACTACGTAACTCTATACAAGGAGATTAATTGGAAAACAGGGATGACCTTCCCTGGGCTTGGAGATACGAAGCTAAGTGTCGTGGCGAAGACACTGAGATCTTCTTTCCACCGAGAGACAAAACGTTATACAAGCCAATTGCTGATAAAGCCAAAGCTATCTGCTGGGGAAAAGACGGACGACCTCCGTGTCCAGTAAGAAAAGAATGTCTTCGTGAAGCAATAATTAATGATGAACTTCATGGAATCTTTGGAGGAATGTCCCACAGAGAAAGAAATGCTATGAAGCGAAAGTATGAAAAACAAGGTTTAACCTTAGATAAATGGTTGGAGAAACAAGAACGCTAATGGCTAAATTTGGTGAACTAAAGGCATATTTAGATGCCGGTAAAAGAGAGACTCGTTTAATTGGGGCAGTAGAACGTCATATCTTAGTTCAACCTTTTGAGGAAAGACGTCAGGATATTCTTCACCCTTCAGATTTAATTAAGCCGGAGTGGTGTGCTCTTGCAGCCTTTCACGCCTTAAAGGGTAATTACGTAGAAACACGTGATCGTCCAGGACTCCGGCTTAGGTCTATTTTTGATGAGGGCCATGCTATTCACGCAAAGTGGCAAGGTTATCTAAAAGATATGGGTATTTTATATGGGGTCTGGGGGAAAAAAGATAACTGGGGTTTAGCGTCAGAAAATAAAAATCTTGACTATTTAGAGGTCCCCCTTTCTAGTCCCAAACATAAAATTTATGGGCATTCAGATGGGTGGATAAAAGGTCTTGGAGAAGATTTTTTAATAGAAATTAAATCAATAGGCTCCGGGACTATTCGTATGGAAGCTCCGTTTTTAATATCTGGAACAGATCTAGAGGGAGCATGGAAAAACATTCGTCAACCCTTTAGAACTCATATTCTTCAAGGACAGGTTTACCTTCATCTAGCCCATCTTATGGTTGAAGCTGGAACTTTAGAGTCTGCTCCAAATGACATAGTTTTTATTTATGAGCTAAAGGCTAATCAAGATTACAAGGAATTTGTAGTTTCTTACAACCCGGAGTACAGCGCCTCTTTCTTTGAAGCCGCACTTGACGTAGTTTGGGCTTCGGAGAATAATAGGCCCCCAGCATGCAGCATAAATCCTGTTGCCGGCTGTAAACGATGCGAACCATTTAGGGGAGAAAAATAATGAGTATAAGCAGAAAAGTATTAGAATCGTTAAATTCTTTAGGTGTAACCCTTTCTGCAAAACCTGATTTTCCTATACCTCTACTTCCTAGAGAAATAACTGAATTAGATGACGAAGGTTTGATGGATCTTTTTGTTCAATTTACTCAATGGAACGATCATCTTTCTGGAGCTAGAGCCGTTGCTGTTATTAATGAAAGAGAAGCTCAAAGATTTTTAGATACTGTAGAAGCACAAGCAATGCTTTCGAATTGGGCCGGTACAAAGGGGGATAGAGTAGCTGTTGCAAAAGCTAGTATTGCTGCAGATCCAAAAGTATTAGAATTAAAAGAGGATCTGGATACGAAATACGCATTCAGAAAGATACTAGAAACGAGGGCGGAAAATGTCGAACGGGATTCTCAAGTGGTATCCAGAGAGCTCACTAGAAGAACATCAGACGGGGGAGGATTTAAAAGCCGTGCAAGAAGATTTACAACCTAAGGAAACTATTCTTGAAGAGGCTCAAAGACTTATTACCGGTGATCGTAATCAATCCTATGATCACCCATTAGATAACTTCACCCGTATTGCACAGATCTGGTCTGCGATCCTGGGGTACAAGATTAGCCCAGAACAGGTTGGATTATGTATGGTTGGAGTAAAACTTGCTAGAGAGGCATATCAACCTAAGAGAGATAACTTGGTGGACGGCGCAGGATACTTTGGCACTATTCAAATGATTAAGGACGAGAGAACACGCCGTGGCTCGTAATCCAGTTTTTGACGGAGGATTAGATTTAACTGATGACTCTATAAAGTATTTAGGCATAGATCAGTCATACAGTGGATTTGCGTTTACGTTAATAAATGAAGATTGCACTCTTTATAAAACTATGGTTTATACCTCGCCTATGCGAGGGGTAGAGCGTTTGAGGGATATAGCTTCCTTTATGGGTTTAGAAATTTTTGAGCAGGCTAAAAATATTAAAGCTTCAGCTATAGAAGGCTATGCTTATGGGGCCCAAATGGCTCATATGGCTGGTGAATTAGGGGGCATGGTTAAGTTAGAACTTCGGTCCTGGCTTTATGACTCTGATGCTGCTTATCCCCTTCTAGTAGCCCCAGCAATGCTTAAAAAGTATGTAACCGGAAAAGGCACTGGAATCAAAAAGAATCAGATTCTTTTAAATGTTTTTAAGAAATGGGACGTAGAATTTACTGACGATAATGCCGCAGATTCCTATGCTCTAGCTAGAATAGCTGCTAGTAGGGCCGACACTGCCTATGAAAAAGATGTAATTAAAAAGCTTTTAGACCCAAAATATAGGGAGTATCCCCTAACCTAATTCCTGAGGGCGTCTATATTAATCGACACCAAAGGAATATAAATTCGTGAGTGAAATAAAAGAGCAGGATGATAAGTTCCTGCGAGTAAGCGCTGGGTCTAATGCCCAGTCAGTAGGGTCTGCTATAGCCCACGCTCTGTATGAAAATCCAACCGTAAAATTACGTGCTGTAGGGGCATCAGCGGTAAATCAAGCGGTAAAAGCAATAGCAATAGCCCGTGGATATGTGGCTCCAAGAGGTTTAGACCTAACGTGTAGGCCCGGATTTACCACAGTAGACTCCAGAGATGGACAAATTTCTGCAATAGTCTTTACAATCAACGTAAGCTAATGTACCGTTGGTTTTGAGATCTCAACTATAACCTTAAGGAAAGAACACATGGCCAAACAATCTATTCCAACCCCAGAGGAAGCTCTGGCAGGTATGGCAAAGACTGGCGCACCTCGCCAGCCAATGTACAAGGACGGCGTTAAATTCAGCGTAGGTAAGCCTAAGAAAGGCACCCTTGTTAAGAAGGGTAACACCGCCGCTGGAGACCCTTACTCACAGCCTGTAGGCATTCGCAAGAATGTTCCTGCTGGACGTGATCGTAACGGTGCAGCTTACGGAATTAAGACCTCATACCTAAAGTCAACCAGCCCAGAGGCTGCGTCTACTCAGGCTAATGGTCGTAAGTTTAAGTCTGTCATTAACCGCACTAATCCAAACTTCAGTGATGGAGTTGCTACTTCGTACTAAACACGTGTAGTATAAGAGCCGGTATGGGAAACACCTATATCGGTTTCTTATTTTAATAGGGAGAACAAAATGCTAGCGGAGGCCCTAGCTGAGTTTAAAAAACAAAATAATATACATAGTACAAAATTATGTGCTCTTGGTGAGTGGATAGAAAAATTGAAAGATCAAGATAAAAAGGATGCAGAAAGCCTTCTCTTTGATGATCCAATATCAAACCATAAATTATCTTTATTTCTTAAAACTATTGGATTTGAAGTATCTACAGAAACCATCCGTAAACATAGAATGAAAGGATGTGCCTGCCTGTGGATGAATTAAACATTGGAGATGCTCTAAAAAATTTTAGGGCAGAAAATGCCAATAAAGACGCTCTTGGTGTAATTAAAGACCTTTTAGATAGAAACAATATAGACCTTGATGAGGTTGGAAAGATTAGTAGAGTAAGCCTCTATCAAACTGCAGCTAAAGATGCCGACGGAGAAATACAAACTAAAGATCTTGTAGGCATACAGATAAGTCCTAAATGGGAACAGGGACCGGAATGGCCTGTTGTTCAACCTGCTCAACCCGTAGTTATAAAGTCTCCAGCAAAACCTAAAAAAGCTCCTGCATTAATTGGTGGTTGGAAACAAGCAGTAATTCTCCCAGATCCTCAAATAGGATTTAGACAATTTGATGAGGGCTTAGATCCTTTTCACGATGATGCAGCAATGGATGTTGCGTTACAAGTTTTGTCAGCCTTAGAACATGAAAATGGCGTAGAGCAAGTAGTAAATCTTGGAGATTTTCTTGATCTTCCTGCTCAAGGAAAATATGAACAAGAAGCTGCATTTGCGTTTACAACTCAAAATGCCATTGATAGAGGCCACCTATTTTTAGGACAACAAAGAGCTGCTGCACCTGATGCTAAGATCGTTGTTTTAGAGGGAAATCATGATCGTAGAATGCAAAGGTTTGTTCAAGCAAATGCTTTATCTGCTTTTGCATTGCGTAGAGCAAATGTTCCAGATTCTTGGCCAGTAATGTCGTTACCTTATTTACTTCGTCTTGATGAACTTGATGTGGAGTACATTGATGCTTACCCAGCAGGTATGTGGTGGATTAATGACAGTCTACGAGCAATCCATGGAGATAAAGTTAAATCAAATGGATCAACAGCAGCTTCATACACAAATGAAATGCCACACATCTCTACAGTGTTTGGACACATTCACAGGCAAGAGATTCAGTCAAAAACAACTTTCGACCGTGCAGGTAAAATCAAAGTTATGGCAATTAGTCCCGGCTGTCTATGCCGTGTAGATGGCGCTGTACCTAGTGTTAAGGGTTCTGTGGGAATTGACGGTCGTCCAGTAACTTATTATGAGAACTGGCAACAAGGTATGGCTGTCATTACGTATAAGCCAGAAGGATCTTTCCATGTGGACTTAGTTCACATAGATGACGGTAAAACTCTATACCGCGGACAAGAATTTTCGGCCTCTCTGTAAAATTTTTCCGTGTTTACCGTTTTAATGGGGTTAATGTGTTGCATGATATGCCATACATTAACTCCATTATTTTTTAAGGATTTTATGACATGACAGATCTGCAAGTTGCCTTATCTATCGCAATTGGTATATTAACTTTACTGGGTATAGTAGAATTAAGAATTTCTAGGCTTGTGAAGAGATTAGTATTTGAATATTTGGCTGAACTTAAACCAAATGGTGGAGGATCAGTCAAAGACAAGGTAGATGAAATTCATCGCTTGTTGACTAGCAAGGAAGATAAATGAAAATAAATCCGGCAATAGAATCGTATGTACGCAACCTTCTAGGTCAAGTTGTAGCCGCGGTTATGATCGTAACTCAAAGCAGTGGCATAGCTTCTCCTTTAGCTTTTGGAGCTAGTGAGTGGTTTTTGGTAGCAAATGCTCTCTGGGCATCACTTATCCCCACCGTTCTTCGTTGGGCAAATAAGAAAGATCCAGCTTTTGGCCGAGTTGCCTCAGCTGCAGCTGCAGAACTCTCAGTTAAACTTGCTGAAGAAGCAAGAAAAGCTTCAGCTAAGGAAGTCGCCAAAGGCAAATAGAAGTAAACTAAAGGTATGCCTTCCTCACATCAAAATTGGCAATACCTTGGAGCCAACGGGTATCAAGGCGCCTACACCACCATGGGTGGTGGAGGCACTCCCGTTGTGCCACGAAGCGACATGGACTACGCTCGTATGGGCGTTGGTCGTGCCCCACAGGCTGAATATCCCGACGGCTATCTAGGAACTATTCGTTCTCGTCGTGATGATAAAGGTAAACCTTATTCCGTATCAGACACTGTTCTTGATTCATTAAAAAGTAGACAAACTCAACGCGGATATCAACGCGGAGTTCATAAAGGCGAGCGCATAGATCCTGCCCAATACATGTGGCCATCTGCTCTAAAACCAGATCGAAGACTTAATAAAAATCTTTACTCCGTTGTGGATAATAACGGGGCTATTAACATGCTTATGCGTAGAAATGCGCCTAAGACTGAAATTGGCGAAAATCAAAAACTTGTCAATGATGGCAAAGCTAATATTTCTTCTAATATCCCAGCTGAATTTAATCCTCGAGTAGGATATCAATTCAAACATCTAAGGCCAAAGTGGAACTAAATGAACTCACAAGATTCAATATATGATCGTAGTAAGCCCAGAGGAATAGTTGCAGACCAACAAGAGGTCGGCATACGATATGACTACATGGGGCCATTTGCCTCAGTACAAGAACGTCTTTTAAGTCAAGCTTTAAACTCCATAACTATGCCTGGAAACGTTCTTCAAAATGCTGTTCGTCCCAACCTTCCTCAAATAGATCCTTTCCCACCAAAGTTTGGCTACAGAACTAGAGCCCTATCTGTACTGGATGTTATGAACGTAGACGAAGAATTCCAGCCAACAAGGGTAGATTTTACAGCTTCTCAGGCAGGCTATCAAGGCACCTTAAGAAACGCACAAAGCGGTGGATTTTGGTGACAGTTTATAATTCTAGCGTTGAATGCCCTAGTTGCAAAATTCTTATGACTCCAGTAGAAAATTTATTTTCTGGGGTAACCAAGCTTTGCGTGTCTTGTCGTAACGCTGCATATACAAAACAAGCTAAATCAGCCATGAGTGTGCGTAAATGACTAAGCCACGACAGCCTAAAGCTCCTAGAGCTCCTCGCCCACATAAAGCGCATTCTGCTCCTAAAAAAATAGGAAAAAAACCTAGGGTTGCTCAAACTAAGGTTAATTCTTTTTCTACCCTAAGATGGGATCGAGTAGTTCGTGATGCTCCCTGGGTATCTAGGCAGTCTATGAATTTAAATCCGGGATCTCCTGGAGCTATATCTAAGTATAGAAACAGTAAGAAGTTTGTAGCTAGGACCAAAAAAGTAATTCGTCCAAGAATTACAAAAGTGCCTAAAAAAGCTGGAACGGCCTCTGGACAAAAGACTATGGCTACAGGACAGCGAAGTTCTGCTAGCTGGCGTAAGGGAGGAGTCGCTTCAGATAGGCAGCGTAGGAGTACTCCAGGCGGCAAACTTTAAGGGTACACAGGACCAATAATAGGAGAAACTATGAGCATGAAAAATAAGGACGTACTAAGCACTACTCCAAAGTACAAGGTCGTACCTTTAAAAGCACTTAAAACAGAGGATTTAAAACCTAAATCTAAAGATAAAGACGTAAAGAAGAAAAAGAAGAAAAAGACATGAGTAATCCACCACGTAGAGGCACGGATCCACGTCGTCGTCCAAAGACTGAGATTAAGGAAGATTATCTTCGTCGTTTAATGGAGGAAGCTCCAGGAGGACGAGTGACTCCTTCAGATGTCTCTCATCTATCCAAACTTCGTAAGCAACGCGTAAATGAGCGTCGTCCCGCAGAAGCTATGGGTATGACTCGTGGCGGTCCTCAGATTGGTCTTGGCTCAAGAGTTATAAAAACTCCTAGATCGGAAAGAAAAGATGTTTAGACGCGACAAAGACACTCGTAGAACTGTTAACTCAATTCGTACTCACGAGCTAACAATGAGAGCTTTTGGCAGTGCGGTTGGTGCTGCTCAAAAAAAGAATGCTGCAGACAAAGCCGATCCGTGGACAAATACCGGAAAAGATGCGGCTAAAGATTATAGGGAACCAATGTCCTCGGTAAAAGTTGTTTCACCTAAGAAAAAGAATGGATAAATAATGGCAACTAACGAATCACGCTCACTTAATCAAAGCATGGCAGACGGAGCAACTGACGGTAAGTACCGCAAGGCTCGTCCCAACACCACTGTAGCTGCTGGAACTGGAGAAGAGATTACTACTGCTAATCGCAACAGTCTTCATCCTTTCTACAACTATGGTTTTGTAAACTCAGAAGAGGCAAACAAGGTAAATCCTGTAGGAGATACCGCAGTTAGCCGCGCTCGCAAGTATCCAGTATTTGATGTTGATAATAATCAAATAGGTGTTACTTACTAATTAAACATGCATCCAATAGACAGGTCTTTAGACACTCGTCGCCTTCCACGCAAAGAATCAACAGGAATGGTTGGCGAGTCTGTAGTCCTGCCTAAAAAGGCTAAGGCTGCGGCTGCTGCTCCCCCAGCTAATCCTCCAAAACCTCCTAAAAGACCTACGGGTGGAGGTAAGCAGTCAAATGACGGCGGTTATTTTAGAAAAGGTTCTCAGGGTTCATATAATTACGGCGATGATAAGTTTATAAATAAATTAAAAGGTAAATCTAAAAAGTGGGATAACAAAAAATGAGTATTGCAACGTCATCTGGAGATGAGCGCCGCCCAAAGAAGAAGCTTTCAGACAGGATTAAAAATAGTCCTGCAGCAAAAGATTACAAAGAAAAAGGTGCAAAACACGTAGCCAAAAAACTTGGGGGCATGGCTGCTGATGGAATTGATGGAGTTGTTTCTAAAATTAACTACAGTTTAGGATTAACTCAGAATCCTTCGCCGGCTCATGCTGCTAATAAAGGTATGCGTGATCGTGGTGGGGTGACTCAACGAAAAAGTCATTTTACTTCTAGTTTTTCTTCCGCACGTGAAGTAAGCGGTACCTGCGCTACTTGTGCGATAGACCAGATGCAAAGGGATCGTTGATGGCTACAGAACTAGATGAAGGATACTTAGGATACTACTCTTTTAAATCAAACCCATTTGTAAAAAGCAAACGTGGTGGGGTAAAAGGTAACAAAGGTGGGGGTTCTAAAAGCGTTTTAGAGGGCGGTTCTACAAGAGGTAGAGAACACCTTTGCTGGGGCACTAATTGTAGTGCTGACGCCACTAGATTAGCTGGTTTGCAACAAAGAGATGTAGAAAAAGCTAAAACTGAACCAGTTGCTTTTGTTCCTCTTTGTCAAAGTTGTGCTGGAAAAGTAAAACGTAGGGCAGAAAAGAAAAATTTACCTGCTCCTAACATTACTCCAATGACTCGTTCGGTCAGTGAAGCGTATAAGGGTCAAGTAGATGACACCCCCTCTTTGGATGCAAACTCAGCTGTTGAAGCTCTTATCAAAAGTAAAAGAGCTGAATCCGATCAAATTTATAAAAAACAAAAACAATACCCTGGAGGAAGATATGGTAAGGCTTCTAGATCAGGTAATCCAAATCTTGGTGGAAAGCCAGTATTTAAAAATATTGCTGATATTCGCAGAAGAAAAGAAGCAGAGGATTTGACTTTAAGAGTCATACGCGGAGATTTTAATTCTTTAAAAAATAGAGATTAATTATGGGCGTTAAGCGAACAAAACAACAGTGGGCTATTTTAAAGTCCCAAGGATTACTCAAGGGCAGGGCTACAGATACAAGATCTTTAGATCAAGAACAAATCAATTCTTTAATTGATAAGGGAATTTCCGTAGGACGCAAAGTGGGATATAAGTTTTCTAAAATAAATAAAGAAAACCCAAAATCATCAAATATACCTTCTGCTAAGCATGTGGCTGATGCCGTTAAGGACGGTCACATAACTCGTTTAGAGGCTGTAGATTTAAATAGACACTATTTACAGCATATGTCTAAAGATGATTCTAAAGCAACCCCTAAAACAAAGAGCCCTAAAAAACCAAGGCCCAAAAAAGAAAAAGTATCCGCTGCCCCTAGTTATACTACCCGGATGGTTAACGGCCGAGAATTTAAAGTTTACACTGTTCCGGAAGATACTTCGATGCGGGAAAAAGTTAGAAAAGAAGAAAAAGCCGCGACTCGCACCATTTATAGGCCAAAAACTACTAAATACTAAGTGTGGTAGGATGTCCTCTCAAGTAGTTAGAGAGGTTATATATGGGCGTGCCTATTTTAGGTAGTGGAGGAAATCCAGCCGATCAGGGTGGAGAATATGTAGAGGTCCGAGATGAGGGCCCAAAAATTCGTTTGCTCTACTGCTATAACTGCAAGACCATCGAAGAGATTCCAGATTTTGAAGGTAATCCTGACGACGATGTCTTTTTAGAACTGACTATAGAAAAGCACAATAGTGCTGGTGTACCTCACACAGGTTTCTTATCAAGAATTGGTGTAAAGACTTGGAGCAACGAAAAGTATCGTAAGCAGATTATAGAAAATCTTCGTTCTCGAGTAGGCGGTGGTCTAGCCGACCTAGATCCAGACTATTACATCACTAAAGCAACTTTCTATGAGGATGCTATGAAATGTTATTCAGAGCATTTGCGACCTAAAGAAGGCTGTCCCGACTGGAGAGACTCTAAAAAGAGATTAATACCTAAAACACACGCTGAAAGAAAAGAGGCTGGATTGCCCATGCCTACAGAGTCAGCAAGTACTAATGTGTATCTTTGTGATTTTTGTCCAGTAAAAACCCACGTAGTAACTCAGATGCGAAAAGCATCTGGACTATATAAATAGGAGAAACAATGTCAGAAAAAGAAATGGAAGTAAGAGAGTTTTCTACAGGATTTGCTGTCTTAATTGGAAAAGATGGAAATATTTTTCTTGAGATGAAGAAAGATGTTTTTTCGGTTTCAGTAGATCGTGATTCAACTCTTCGTGAGGTTCGTAGGCATATGGCAGAAATCTTATCCGATATTCAAGCCCAGTCTGCAGCCGAATACACGATACTTAAGATGGTTAGTTTAAATGCAGAATCTAATAAAGAAAACAATTAAAGACTTTTTAGATTCAAAAAATCCTCCTTTTACCACGGATAGTAGGGGAAGAATAGTATTTAATGTTGATGGTTTTTCTTCTTTTATAGTTGAAAGGGTAAAAAATGATGCTCATAGACATGGAATGTGTTTGCGGGGCAAGATTTAACGTAGAGTGTGATGAGGGCTACTCAGATGCAGCTTGGGTTTTAGGGGTTAGATTTGCTTCTTGCCATCAAAAGTGCGGGTTTGTAGCTCCACCCTTTATGTCTAAAGAAAATAATGTTGAAATGCCAGGACATACACCCGAAGAGGATGAAGAATAGGCACTATGGATATCTCTAACCGTTTCTCAGAAGTTGATGTGTCCCCCAGCTCAACTTCCTATTTCAGCAAGCCTGAAACAGAGTTAGACCCTAGATTATTTATAGGAACTACTCTACGCCCTTGGGTGCGTAATGGCATAAAAAGATTTCTTTTTGAACATTTAGGAATTAGATACACCAATCCAGATAGGTGGGTTTCTATGTGGCTTGCTGGCTCTGGAGTATCGTATCAATGGTCTGCTTCACGAGATCCTGGAGATTTAGACTGCTTAATTGGAATAAACTATCCTGTTTTTAGACAGTATAACCAGGAGTATGTTGGCCTATCTAATGAAGAAATTGCAAAAATGTTCAACGAAAGTTTTTATGAAAGTCTTATGCCAAAAACTAAAAGTTGGGAAGGATATGAGCTTACTTACTATGTAAACCCTCAATCAGATATTAGAGATATAAACCCATACGCAGCCTATGATTTAATGTCTGATTCTTGGACGGTATTTCCAGATAAAAACCCTGAATTGCCTTACTCACGTAGTTGGGAGCAAAGATCAAAAAAAGATTACGATACGGCAATAGAATTGGTAAGCAGATATACTCAGGCACTCTCTGAGGTTAGGTCAAATGCCTCTAATACTGCATATCGCATAAACGCAGAAAAAAGATTACAAACCATAGTGGATCAGGCCGTAGCTTTTTATGAGGATATTCACGCTGGTAGAAAAGTAGCTTTTAGCAAAATAGGTGGCGGCTATTCCGATTTTAATAACTACCGTTGGCAAGCCGGTAAAAGATCTGGCGCAGTACATGCTCTAAAAGCTATTAAAGAATATAAAGATTTAAATGAAGAAGAAAAACAATTGGACACCTACGGCATCGAGCTACCAGATGCAGATACTTTAATCAGGAGAGCCGCTACTAATAAAAAACCATGACAGCATTCATTTCAATAGACGGCGTACTAAGAACTGAAGTAGGAGACCCTATACATGAGGGTCTTAAACTTTTTAGAACCCTGGTTGGCTCTTATCGCATCGCGCTCGCTACCGACGGTACTTCTGAAGAGGCAGAGTATTGGCTTAGATCTAACTTAGTTACAGGTTATGCTGAGCTATACGATAAAAGACTAGCCTTTGAGGGTCAAGACCTACGCCTACGCCAACTAACCCTTGCCCGATCTTCAGGGGGAATTGAACTATTTATAGACTGTGATGTAGATCGTTGCGTTTCTGCTATAGCTTCTGGGGTAACTACTATGTTATTTTCTAAGCCTAACTTCACTCGTAGAAAACGAGAAACCCGTCCTTGGGACGATGTAAAACAGGAAATTGAGTCTCAAAAAAAATTAAAGGCTAAATTAACTCTAGACGATGATTTAAATAGGTGGGAATAATGGACTTAATTTTCCTTGGCGGCGAGGTCCCATCTCACAGAAAGCTCTTAGTTGACGCCGGTGTTAAGCATATAGGGGTTAATTTTTGGCGTTTAATGAAGCGAGGCCTACCAAAAAATAAAGATTACCTGCTTGCAGAACGTTTCCCAGAGGATATAAAGATTTATATAGACGGGGGTGGGTACCACATAAATAAAGAAAAGTTCTCCCCCGTTGAGCTTGAAGAATACGCAGCTGATTATGAGGATTGGGTAGCCATAAATGAAGAAAGAATTTTTATGGCCACAGAATTGGATGCCAAAGGACTTGGATCAGCTTGGATCAACGAACAGCGTAAGACCTTCTGGGAAGACTTCGGAGCGGATCGTTTTATACCCATATGGCATGGTGAGTTAGGTCACCCAGCCCTTATGTCTTTATCTCAAACCTACCCTCACGTGGGTATTCTGGGCCAGACTATAAGTACCGATTTAACGCTTTCAGCACGGGCTAGGGCCCTTCAATCCCAGTATGGGGTATCTTTTCATGGGATTGCTTGCGCTAACCCGGATAACCTTCGTCAAGTCCCATTAACGACTGCCAGCACCCTATCTTGGTTGTCTCCCATGATGCGTGGGGAGACTATTATTTGGGACGGTACTCGCTTGGTAAGGTATCAGAAAAAAATGAAGGACCAAGCCAGATCAAGATATAAAGCAGTTGTTGAAAAAGCTGGATTAGACTTTGATTTAATTTTAAATGATGACAGCAATGAAGTAGCAAAACTAACAATCTGGTCTTACTTGCAGTTGGAGTTGGCCCTAACAAAAAAAGGTAGGCCGATGTTATCAGATAACAACGTTGATAAGGATGACCCAGGTTTAGCGGAAACACAGGGGTTAGAACCTGATAATAGTGCTCTAGAGGTGCGGAAACAATCTGTTGAAATTAAGGGCAGAAGTGCTGATGAGATACGAACTTTGCCGGTATTTTCAATGAGTTCAAAAACTATTATAGATACCGACGGTAGCGGAAGAGACGTAATTCGTGACGCCGCAGTCATAGAAAATTCTAATATGTCCTTGAGACAGTGCAACACATGTTTTGTAGCTGCTAACTGTCCGGCAATGAAACCTGATTCAGCTTGTGCCTTTAACCTTCCACTTGAGGTCAAGACAAAGGATCAATTAAAGGCTCTTTTAAATACAATTATTGAAATGCAGGGCGCCAGAGTGGCTTTTTCTCGATTTGCAGAAGAACTAAATGGTGGTTACCCTGATCCCAACACCGGTCAAGAAATTGATAGGCTTTTTAAATTAGTAAAACAATTAAAAGAATTAGAAGAAAACAAGGAGTTTGTACGTATGACAGTTGAGCGTCAAACTAGTGGTGGTGTAATGTCAGCATTGTTTGGAGACCGTGCAAATACTCTAAAACACTTGCCGGATGGCGGGTTAAATGAAGAGCAAACCACTAAAATTATCTCTGATTCTATAGATTAATCTTCTCTACTGTTATCAGATAACAGTCCAATAACCGCTAGAAAGGATACTTTGTGTTTTCATTTCGTCTTACTGATGATTTTATCGCTTCATACAAAGATAAGAAAGTTCCGTGGGGATATACAGATGCTGGAGGCAACTCAGTAGGCGAAATAACTTTTATGAGAACATATTCTCGTTTACGAGAAGACGGAAGTAAAGAAACTTGGGCAGACGTATGCCGTCGAGTAATCGAGGGTATGTACTCAATCCAAAAAGATCATTGTAAATCTAACCGTCTACCCTGGAATGGGCAACAAGCTCAAGCCTCAGCTCAAGAAGCATTTGATCGACTATTTAATTTAAAATGGACTCCACCAGGACGAGGCTTATGGATGATGGGTACCCCATTTGTAATGGAACACCGAAACTCTGCCGCCCTTCAGAATTGCGCTTTTGTATCCACCTTAGATATGTCTAAAGCAGATCCTTCCTCCCCCTTTGTATTTTTAATGGAGGCTTCCATGCTTGGGGTGGGAGTGGGATTTGATACAAAAGGCGCAGAAAAAGAATTTTTTATTTATAAGCCTGCCGGCCCAGAAGCAATAATAATGGTTGCTGATACCCGCGAAGGTTGGGTTGAATCCACTGCTATTTTAATTAATTCTTATTTAAAATCTGATCAACCCCGCTATACCTTTGATTATTCATTAATCCGGCCAGCTGGAACTCCAATTAAAACTTTTGGAGGAACTGCAGCCGGGCATGAACCTCTTGAGAGGCTCCATAAGTCTATTAAAAAGATTTTTGAAGGTCGAGAAGGCAATAAAATAACTACCAAGGACATCGTAGATATAGCTAACCTTATCGGAGTATGCGTAGTTTCTGGAAATGTTCGTCGTTCTGCTGAGCTAGCTCTTGGTCAGCCTACAGACATGGATTTCGTTAATTTAAAGAATCCAAAAATTTTTCCGGAAAGAAACTCCTATGATGCTGAGGCCCCAGGTTGGGGTTGGATGAGCAATAACTCACTAGAGGCTACGGTAGGCATGGATTATTCTCCGTTTGTAGAAGCTATTGCCCTAAACGGTGAGCCCGGATTTATTTGGCTTGATATGTCTAGAAAGTATGGGCGTCTAAATGACCCAGAAAATAACAAAGATTATCGTGCTGCCGGCTATAACCCATGCGCTGAGCAGACTCTTGAATCTTATGAGTGCTGCACCCTTGTAGAGACATACATCAATAGACACTCAGATGTAAAAGATTATATGCGAACTCTTAAGTTTGCCTATTTGTATGCCAAGACAGTTACCCTGATGTCCACACATTGGCCAAACACTAACGCAATTATGCAGCGGAATCGTCGCATTGGTTGTTCGGTTTCAGGCTTGGCGGCTTTTGCTGATACCAAGGGCCTTCCAAAGCTTAGAGATTGGTTGGATGCTGGTTATCACGAGGTACAGAGATGGGATAAAACTTATTCTGAATGGCTTTGCGTACGAGAGTCTATTAAAACAACGAGTATCAAACCTTCAGGAACAGTATCTATTCTTGCCGGAGAAACTCCAGGGGTTCACTGGCCTATAGGTGGGGAGTATGTTCTTAGAGCCATACGGTTTGCTAAGTCCGACCCAATGCTTAAACTTTTTAAGGACGCTAAATACAAGGTAGAGGACTCCGTAACGGATCCAGACAACACCGCAGTTGTTTATTTCCCAGTAAAATCT